CCAGAATTCGAGGACGATTTTTTGCTTGTCCGGGGGGCTGGACAGGAACTCGGTGGTGTTCATGGTGGATTCGAGTTCGTCCATGATGGAGCGGTGATCCCAGAAGGGGAAGGGCATGTGGGGTGGGATGACTTCACCTTTGGTCATCATGCGTTCGACTAGTTCGCCAGCTAGTTTACGGGCCTGGGCGGCTCTGGATTCCCGGGCGGTTTCGCCGTACTTGAGTTCCTCTGCGAGGAGGGCTTTGTCAATCTGGCCAGTACGGTCGTCGGTGTAGAGATGGGGGAAGTTGCGGAAGCGGTTGGCGACACGTTCTTCGCGGACTGCGCGGAGTTCTGGTAGGAGGCTGCCGCGTTCGACCGTGACGCGGTATTCGACGCCTGAGCCGAGGATTTCTTGGTTATGGAAAACAAACACTTCGTCGCGCATGTCTTTGTCGACATAGTGCATGGTGCGATAGGGCGGGTAGAAACGCTTGACGCGGTTCATACGCATTTGCTTGACCCGGGCCATGCGCTCACCGATGTGTTCGTAAAGGGGACCCCACTCGGTGTCAATTATCTCCTGTAACATTGGCACCGCCAATGGGCCTCGAAGCTGACCGGGGAACTTGGTGTCCTCTAGAAGATCGGTGCCACCTGCGATCTCTTTGAGGAGTTTGATGCTGAGATCGATGGAGTGGAGGAACCAGGAGGGAAGCTGAGGAGGATCCCGGCGCTGGACCATTTTGATGCCCTCTTCGTTGAGGCCACCTTCTATGGGGGTTGGGTAGTCAGCGGGGATGTTATCCTTGGACAGGCCAGGACCGAGGAGTTCGTTGGCGTAGATGGAGGCGTTGGATTGCTCCCCGAGTTGGGACATGCGTTTGTTGAGGAAACGCTGTGGGGCAATGAGGGAGGTGAGGAAATCTTTGGTCCAGAAGGTTGTCGTAGCGGGGGACCAATGGAAGTCCACCAGGGGGATTTCTTCGTAGGGGTTGGGACCGTCGAGGAGGATACATTCGCCCGGGATGAATACCGTGTAGCGCCCGTGGGGGTTCTTTTTGGAGATGCCCTGGTAGCGTTCGACAACGACCGCCATTTCGGGGTCGTCGTGGTCGCGGGAGCCTTGGATACGGGGGATTAGGTCTTGGAGGTTGGTGGAACCAGTGGAGGCACCATCGGCCTGGATGAAGCTCGTAGTGACGATCTTCATGGAGGTGACGCCTTTGAGGCGGGAGAGAGTGTCGGCGTCTAGTTCGAAGTTTTCCTCGATCCAACCTACGGTGCGGATTTTGGCGATATAGACGGCTTGGTCGGGTGGGAGTTCTTCGATGCACCGAACGGAGGCGTCTACGAATACCTGGAGGGGGGAGAGGATCTCGCTACCAACGTCACCGGTGAGGGAGATTTCTTCGCTGACCGTGAAGAGATCGGGGGTCATACCAGAGGCGATCATCTGCTGGTGGACTGATTCGGGGACGACGGAGCCGTCTGGATCGAAGCGCCACATGAGTTCCCCGGTGGTTTCGTCAAATTGTGGGAGGGGTTCTTGGACAGCGTCTTTGGCCCAGGTTACGTACTCGAATCCGACACCGGCGACCGCCATCCAGTAGAGGAGTTCCCAGGTACGGGTGGGTTGGCCGATTTTCTCGTCTAGGGCTAATAGTAACTTGTTGACAACCTCAGCGTCGGCGCGGGATTTGGGGTCGTTGTGGTCCGGGCGGGCGCGGTAGGTACCGTTGACTCCGGTGAGACGACCGATGAGCTTATGGAGGAGGCGGCCGGACAGGTCGAACACGAGGTGTAGTTTGTTGGCGTCAAGGGGGCGGACTGTCAATCGGCGCTGCGAGTAGGCTACGTAGTGTTCTCCCGAGAGGAAGGCGAGGTTGGTCAGAATGCGACTTTCTGTACCCCCGGTTACGCGGCTCTTTTGGTTTTGGAGGCGCTTGTAGTCGGCGGAGAAGTCTACAAGGTCGGGGGAGTCGGTTTGGGCCATTAGAGCTTACTGTGGGTCGCGCTGACGAGGGCGGTGGCAAGTTCCTCGATGCGCTGGTTGGCGAGGGCTAGATCGGCCTGGACTTTGGTCATATTGGAGTTGACCAGGACGTGGATTTTTTCGGCCTTCCAGGAGTTCATGACGGAGACTATAAAGCCACCCAAGGCGACTAGGGTGGGAGGTAAGGCCGTGAAAAAGGCGATCCAGAAGTATTCGGGCATGGTGGTGCCTCAGAAGCGCCCGATGTGGGGGTCGTATACCCCCGTGGGGTCATCGAAGGAACGCTTAGTCTGTGAGGACGAGTCTTCCGGGGATGGAGATGAGGGCGAGATCTGGTCTATGGAGCGTCGGAGCTTCTCCGTCTCCGACAGTTCCCTATATTCCTTCGCTGCTTGGCGTTTCTGGAGGCGCATCACCGCTTCCGCTATTTCGGCGATCCCAAGCGCTCTTTGCAGCCAGCCTTTGAAGCTCGGCATTGGTATACTCCCGATAAAGTTCGAGTAGGTTTTTACGAGTGGCCCGCGCCATGGGTTGGCCGTTGGCGTCCAGGGTGGGAAGTTGTTCGACGGTTTGGAGGATCATCGTACGCATAATGAAGTCGATTTTGGCTTCGACCGTTCGCATACGGGTTTCAAGGTCCTGGTAGCTTGGCATTATTGTGCTCCAAGGTGTGGGTCAGAAAATGGACGGGCCGCAGGGCGTCTCCAGCGGTCGGCGGAAGGTTTGGGGGGCGCAGGGCGGTTACCCTTTGGGCGCCGGGAGCAGAGGTGTTCGAAACCGTCGAGTAAATGGTCGTTGTGTTTGACACGTTCGTAGCGCCCGGCGGAGGTGGCTTCGTCAGGCCATTGGGCGTTTTCTACTTCGAACGGGAGCATCTTGAGCCAGGGCGCAAACCAGACCTTGTCGTGCTGGAAATATTCGCGGGCGGACTCGGTGCGCTTTTCTTTGCCGCTGGTGTTACCAAGGAGGGTAAATTTGTGGTTAGTCCAAAGTTCGGCCTTGAATTGGGAGTTGGAATCGCACCAACCAGCGAGTGGGGCACGCCAGATAGCACAGCGTCGCTTTAGTTCAGCCATGAACTGTGCTAGGGACATGTCCGAGTCGAGTTCGATCATGGAATGAACGTAGCGGTAGTTGGTGAGTTCGTCTAGGACGAAAGTGTTACCTAGCTCGTCAAATGCCATGATGACCGCGGCCATGTAGGTACCGGTGTCGACTCCAACCATGATGGTCCAGTTTTCGGGAAGATTGAGGTTGTCGGCGGTCGCGGCCTTGGTGGTATCGTACCATAGGTTGGGGTGGGTTGACAAGCCGAGGATCCGCTGACCGCGTTGGTAGGCAAAGACGCGGCCGACATATGTTCCGATCTGGCCGAGGTAGGCGATGTTGTATTTTTCCTTGGTCATCAAGGAACGGTCGATTACTTCGGTTTTTGCATCGTAGGTGTATGGATTGACCGATGCGGGGACCCCACAGCAACAGGCCCAGTCGGGATAGTCGGGATTTTCGTGCCCGTTGTCGTGGAGGGTACAAATCCACGGGGAATCGGGGGTGGTTGGGAAGATTGCGTAGCCTTGGCGGGCCCGGAGGTTCTGTTTGATGCGCATGAAGCAGTCTAGATCGGGAAGTTGGTAGGCTTCGCAGAAAATGTAGCAATCTACCTCCTTACCTTTGAGGGATTCGCTGCGTTCCCAGGAACGAGCTTCGAAGCGGCTGCCATTTTCGAGTTCGAGCCATAATCTTCCATCCTTGGGGCGATTTTGGAGGGAAATGTAGGGGAGTTTCAAACCGCGGTCGGAAATGAGGAATTCCAGTAAATAATCGAACTCTGGGGCGCACATATCGTACTCAATTCCCACCAGGTAGGTGCGGCCGTGAGGAATAGCTGCAAACCCGGTGGCCCATAGGGCGGCGCCGTAAGATTTTCCGGCTTTGTAGGCTGCGAGTTCGGCAACGACCTTAGCGCGGCCATGAGGGCGTGGAATAAGGTTGCGAATTGCGGTAGTACCATCGTCTAGCCTCACTGTGGTGGAAGGTAAACCGGGAACGTTACCGTATGGCATGAGAATTTGGCCATCGGCGTGGGCCCACCAGTTGGCTTGGTGCTCAAAGGGGATGACACCGAGTTCGGTGACCACTTTTTGGCGGAAACCAGTCATCATGGAGTCACGAAGGGAGGGGGGAACTTTCAACTGGGGCCTTTGCGGCTAAAATGGTGCGAACTGCCTCGTCTGCGGCGTCGGTTGCTATACCCAAAATGAGTTCGAGTTCGTCACTAGCGAGCAGGGAGTGGAATTCGCCGCTGGTTTGGACTTTTAGGGTGAGGACCCTAGTGGATTTCCAGTAAATGTCGCGCTCGGATCTCATGCTAGACCTACTTTGGGGATACCTCCCCGCTTGTATTGGGTTAGAAGGTCCTCGTAGAAGCGTTCCATAGCGTTGCCCTTGCCAGCGGTGCCTGCGACCTTGGATTCGAGGGCTTGTCGGCAGGTGTCGGCCTTTTGTTTCCCGGCGCCGTCAAGTTCGGAGTAGTTGTTGGACCAGAGGAAGTAGGCCAGTTCGGCGTAGTGCTTATCGAGGGCGAGGGTTAGGCGTTCGTTACGGTCGAGTCGCTGCCAAGGGACACCTCCGGTGAGACGCTGGAGGGAGTCTTGTACCTCTTTTTGGGCGTACCACTCTTTGGCTGCCTCTTCGGCGTCGTCTTTGGTGCATTCCGCAGGTAGAAAGTAGTAAACTGCCCGGGAGGTGGGGACACCGCTCAGGACGATGCGGGCGAATTCTTCGGCTTGGGGGGCGGTGAGCTTCATTTAGTCTAAAATGGAGACGGTTGAGCCGGTGGTGCTGACCGCGGGAGAGGGCATGAACACCTTACGGAACAGCTTGATGTCCCGTTGGACGTTAAGGACCAATGCTTTGAAGTCGGCGTTGTCGAGAAGGTCACGATTGGAGAGTTCCTCGGCAACGGAGAGGCCACCGATGGCAATGAGGGCGACGGCAGCCACCCCTTCGTCCAGGTCATCCGAAGGATCGGCGTTCATTTTGACGAGACCTTCGATGCCGGATTTCAGGTCTACGCCCCCTGGGAAGGCGTTGGCGGCCATTACAAGTAGAAGTTGAACGAGTTGTTTTCGATCCATGGTTAGTCCTGGGTGTTGGGGTCGTTAGAACAGCAAAGTGGCGGTTAGGAAGGCCAATCCGGCGGCGGTTAGAGAGCGGTGCCACACAGCATCGACCACAAATAGGACGAAGCCGAAAACGGTGAGAACTAGTGGGTCCATGTTAGTACTCCAAGGCGGTGAAAAACGCCTCCGCGCAGGATCGTTCCTCGTCGTTGAAGAAGCGGGGGTCGTTCCAGGCTGAGTGGTGGAAGGTGCCGCCCGCGCCGCAGGCAGCGTGTTGACCCAAGCGGGTGGCTACGAGGGTGTCGAAGGAGTATTGCTCGGGTTTCAGGGTTTCCTCGGGGATGTAGGGGCAAGGGGTTGGGAAGGTGTCCTGGAAGACGTAGGGGGAGTAATTTGAAATGATCTTGGCGAGGCCGCCGGTGCGCCGGGAGTGGTAGGTTGCGTAGTCCCAGAGGGGTTTGACGGGTTGGACATCTGACAATCCCGAGCCGTGGCTTGAAACGATTCCTTCGGGGCGGCGGAACAGCTGGGCGTTGATGGCTTGGGTTGGGTGTTTGTCTTCGTTCACCAGCTCAAGTAGGACGTGTGGGTAGTCCCGTACGATCTCACTCTGGTAACCGTAGTAATCCTGCTGCTCAGCTGGATTGGACATCATGCGCTTGGTGTCGGCGAAAATCACCCATTCGCAGTACATGCCCATTTCGCCTACGGCTTCGAAGAGTTTGCGGGTGGCGACGGCGTGGTTAGCGCCGCGGGGGTTGAATTCCCAACCGGTGTTGTTGGCCTTCATGGACAACACCCTAACTAGGTTGGCGCCGGTGTCGCGGCGGTCGCGCAAAAGGGGGCGGATGTCCACCCCACGGGAAACTAGCTCAGCCAGGCGGAAATCGGTGGAGCCTTTCCAGGTCCAGTTATATGGACCGACCATGAAGCGGTCGCCGGAGGCGTGAAGACGCGGCGGTAAGGCGTCTTCGAGGTAGATATCTGGCCAATCTACGTCACCGAACGGGGGGATTGCGCCTTCGTCAAGGTTGACGGATTCGCTATAGGTAATGAACTGGTCGGCTACTATGGTGAGCTGGACTTGGTGCCAATCGGTAGAAATGTCCTCAACCCGGGCGCGGCCGTTTGCGCCGGTGATCGCGTATCGGTCGTTAATGAACACCGCGGCGCCAACGATTGGGGCTGAATCGAAGTCCCGAACGGTTACGGCGAAGTAGCGGGTCATCGAGGTTGGTATTCCAGGTGAAGGTGTTCGTTGGCTAGTCCTAAGGACTCCAGGATTATATCATAGTTTGGCCCAAGCTTTGCACGCAGGGCGTTAATCAGGGCGGTTTTTTGGGGAAGGGTTAAGTGATGGGTTCGGATGTCAAGTGCGCGCCCCTCGTAGTGCCAGCTGAGCTTGGAGTGGCCGCTGTCGTTACCGGACGTGATGACCATGTCCTTGGTCCAACCGAGTTCGTTGGCGACGTTGATCACCGCCGCTGCGATCAGGAGGGTGCGCGGTCGGACGTGCTCTTGGACGAGCAGCTTACTCATCGACTTTGCCGCCCTTCTTACCCAATTTTGGGTTCCCCGGGGGGCGGTAGTATTTGGCCTTGAGCTGGACTTGCTCCTTCATGGAGGGGAAGGTCAACCAGACCCGGCAGCCGCAGGCTTCGGCATAGCGGAGGAACCAGCTGATCCGGGAGCTGCCGCCTTTTCGACGCTGCCAGAAGTACTGGTTGAGGGAGGATCGCTGGATTCCCATGCGTTCGGCCAGGGCTCGCATGGACAGCCCAGACGCCGCCTTCATATCCTTCAGAAGCCGGAGCATGTTACGGTCGCCGCCCTCTGCGGTCCACTTGAGCTTCTTGGATTCGTGGTCGTGCTCCCACCGGCGGTTGCTATAGGGCTCAATCGTGGCGGGCCCGACACCCACGGTCAGCGCAGTATTGTCGTCCATATCAACCTAATTATACAACCCCCAAGTCCATATGTCAACAGTTCATATATGAATCATATATTGACTCCTGCTAGGGCATAAATAATGTAGGAGAGTACCAGGGCCTTTCTCGGGCGAAGGGAAGGCGAAACCCCCCTCCCCCCCTTGCTTCGCTGTGTAATTGTTGCATGGCGCTGACGCCCGGAGAATGTAATAGTTACACGGGCGAAGTATCGGGACCATACACTTCGCTTGGCGGGCGAAAGGTCGGGCTAAGTGTGGCATGGTGTTGACATTTACGTCATTATGTGCATCGGCGTAACGGGCCCTAGGTTAACATAACATGCCTAGCTCATCCGTGGAAGTGCTTGATTCTAAAGGGTTGGCACGGTTGGTGAAGGTGGTCGCGCGCAGGGACACCACTAGCTCGGCATTACGCGCGCGATGTGGGCCAATCACGGCACTTTTTCACTGGAGGTAGGAACATGGCGAGAGCGAGATTCAATGAACCACGGATGCGGGAGAGCATCCTGCCGAGCACACGCGGACAGAGACGCGGAAGCGCGGACGGGCGAGACAATGCGCCGATTGTGGACCTGAAGTCGGCAATGGTCGAGGCGCCGAAGCGAGCGGCGCAGAACATGTGTCAGCTGGTTGAGGCAGGGGAAGACGAGGGCGGAGTGTTCGTCATCGTCAAGACTTACCTGCATGAGCCCGAGGTGAGCCAGACGGGGAAGTCGTTTGGTTGCGCTTGGGGAGTGGTCGATAGTGGAGCGGTTAAGGTAGCGACTACGGCGTATATCCCCATCCCGAAGGAAGACCGGTATCGGTATGCGCATCTCGCTGAGCAAGCGCGGGAAGCCAAGGCGAGTAGGGCCGCAAGGCGCGACCAGGACGACGGCGAGTAGCGTCGGGCGGTGGAATGACCGGGGCTTCGGCCCCGGTTTTTCCGGGGTTCGGTAATCAGGATAAGGCACCTTCGAAGGGAGCACACTGGCAAACAGCAAATAGGAAGGCTGGGCGCTTGGCACGCTGCTGGTGTGCTGCCTTGGGGGGTGACTTTGGGGGGTTAAGGGGGAGGCTATCATGGTTCACCTTATGGGCGAAATTGCTCTCGTCATGCGTGATTGGAGGCTTGGCAGGATTGGCAACTTCCAAGCCTACGACCGCATCAATGAACTCATTATCTCCT